AAGGATTTCGTTTTTACCTTTATTTACACCGATATGCGGTGAAACATCATATCCGTTCCAGGTCTTTTGTCCTTCGTTATGTAAAACAGAAGCGCTACGAGAATTAGAAAGCTTTGTAATTCCATCGTAGTAGTAATCTTCAGGACTATCAGGATAATAAAAGGGGCCAACTAATTCTTTGATTTTACCATGACTTGCATTTTCATAAGCCTTAAGAATTTCTTCTCTCGTTCCTTTCCAGTGTCCTCCGCCACCCTGTGAAATCGGCTTTTGAATTAATTCAGGAATAATTGCAAAGTTTTTTCCAATAAAACTTTTAACTTTATCATGTCCTGTTTTTCTGTCAATCTTCCATCCTGCATCATTATCTTTTGTACTGATTAAAAATGACCTGAAAAACTTTCCATCTTCATTCTCAAATGTTGAGATTCTTGGATTCTCAGATTCTAAGATTAAGGACAATATAGAAAAGTTAATTTAAATCAATGTTGAGAAGTATGATTGCTGTCTGACTTGCTTGCTATGCTGGTCTGATTGACTGAGAGTTGAAAGAAAAAGTACGTTGTCATCGTCGTTGCTAGTCGCTAGTGGCTAGAACTCAGGCGAAATCCTGAGCACTGGGTTTTCTAATACTTTCCCAGTCATTGAAGCCACTAGCATTTTTATTTCTTGTACATAATTCTGTTAATTCTGATTTTTTTTAATTAAACTGCCTTTGCTTTGTCCACAAGGTCAGTCTTTGGATTAGTAGCTTCTAGCCCATTCATGCTTGCTAAAATGAAAAAGACTGTTTTAAAAATGCCGACTCTTTTTCAGACCACATCCATGTCTAGAATTGGAGGGGGGATCTGTCGGCTTCCTAAAAATATTATTTATATTATTAAATTTAAGTTTTATTTTTCTTCTAGAATAACACGACAGAAATAAACTCCGCAGTAAGGATCAAAGAAATCAAATTCAGTTGAATATAATAACTGCTTCTTAGATAAGGATTGAAACCATTCGTTTATTCTCTGCTGAAAATCTTCAGGAGATTCACTATTATTAGAATAAAAATATTGAACCTGTGCCCATTTCTTTTTTACTTTTCTTTTCGTTTTTTTAACTGGCAAGGAAAGCAGAGACTTCTTTCTGAACAGGAACTAAGATACACCTGCAATGCGGATGCATCGGAGGATCTGGTTTATCAGGTTCATCAATTTTAAAAACTGCTCTGTTTAAAGGTTCACAGATTGCAGGATCAACATCTTGATCTTCTTTTGTTAAAAACATCTCCATCATTTCATCAAGCAGCTCTTGAAGATTATCGAGTATGGATAATTCGCCAAACGGTTCATCAATTGTAGAAGAATCAGTTAATGGATCGAAATCTGTAAAACTGCTTCCTGTTCTAGTAGTGCTTCCTGCCCTGGTAGCAGTAGGGGGGGAGGGCAGGATATTTTTTAATTTAGAATCTATAGCTGCATTATATCCTGAATAAATTACGAAAGATGAAATCTTAACTATAGCTGCTAATTTATCAAATCCTTTTTTAGTTTCTAAAGTTATTTTTTGCTGTCTTATCTGATTTTCTCTCTGTAATAATTTAGTAACAGTTATCCAGAATGAATCTATCATTTCTTTGCTAAGGTCTTTAATTGTTTGAATATCAGTACCAGACATGAACAGCTCAAAAGCAGGAATTCGTTTCTTTATCAAGTTTTCAACTGCTGTCAGGCCGACAAGATAAGAATCCTGAGTATATTTTCTTATTATGCCGTATATTGAAAATTGCAGCTTATTATTAATTTGAAAAGATTCAGCAGGTAATCCAAACCTTATCATTATGTTAATAAAAGGTTGGAGTTTATCTGCTAATTCGTTTTCAAGTGTTACCAGTTGGGATTGAATTAACCTGCTTGTTTGAACTGGTGCTCTTACCATTGGTAGCATTATCTCCGTTATTATTTACTAGGTTTTGAATTGCATCCTGATTAATATTTCCATTTCTCAGCTTATCAATTTCATTTCTCTGCTGTTCAATTATCGAATTTGCTTCTGCTAATTTTGAATCCAATTCTTCCTTCCTTATTCTGGAAGCAATATCTTTTCTTCCAATATCATCTGCAATATCGGCTCTATTGAATACATTCATGTCAAACAGCATTTTATCAGCAGTTATTATTTTATCTCTTGTCGAAAAGTCAATATCTGGAAATGTAACTTTTATCTTATAATCAGATTCAATAACATCTTCAACAGGAATCTTTAAGAAATCTGCCAGCATTGGATCGTACCAGTATGTTTCAAGTATGTCCTGCAACCATGTCCTGTATCTTTCTAAAATTCCATTCTTGAAAACCTGTAGCACCTGATCAGCAGTAGCAAAAGTTGCAGTTTCTTCAAACATCATAAAAAGTGGTAGCGACATTGACATGCAAATATATTTTGCCAGTTCAACCATGACCTGTGGAAGTTCCATTAAGTTTCTTCCCAAGTCAAATACCTGCGCAACTAAATCTTTTTGATTATGCATAAACCAAGTTGAGGCTTCTAATTCCTTTTTCATTTCTTTGATTACACTTTTTTTAGAAGTGCCACTGAAAATGATACCGAACTTTGCCCAGACCTGGCGGACTGATTCAGGCATATCTTCATCTAAGATTACATTAATAACCTGCGCTGCTGATAATACTGTCCATACTGCACTACTGCCTGAATAGTTACTGTTATCTATAACGTTATTATCGTCATGAAATGCAGGAACTAAATCAATTGCCTTATAGTTTTTAATTCCTTTGAACCTGCCTAAGTCATATCTTATGCCTTCAAATTCATAAGTTACTTCATCCATCCGTACTTCCTGAATTCTTAAGGAGTTCAGGTGTTTCAATGCCATCGGTTGTCCGTATATAGGCCAATCTTTATCAGGTTCAAATCTTTCAATTCCTAATATGTTCCTGCCAAACAGGAGCGAATTAATAATTAACTTGTTTGTATTGCCCCATAAATGACATCGCTTATTTGCCCTGATAACTTTCTGTCGCCATTTTCTTATCTTTGAACTTTGAAGATCAGCATTAATTTTTTCAATCTCCTGGTCGGTAGCACCTTCAAGTCTTTCGTCATTAGCGACAATTTCAAATCCTGTCCTTTTTGGATTTATCATGCTGGCCGAAGTATCAAGACAGCGGCGAACTATTCCGTTGTTTACATATTCATTTGCACACTGTTCTAACTGCTCCCTTGTAAGGATACTTCTTAGAGTATTGGTTGAACTTGCAGCTCTACCACGCCAGTATATTTCTCTTGCAGCATGGTTAGATCTCTGACTGCCCTTTTGTAAGGAAACAAAAATTGGATCTTCTTTAACTGCTACTGATTGTGACACTGTTGCCATGTTTAATAGCATAATATTAAAAAGATTTCAAGTGAGAAGTAAAAACGGGAACAGGGGCGAGGCGTAGTGCAACCTCTGAAGAAACCAATACAAGTTAGTCACGCAGTATTGAGCGTTTCACTAACCTGTTCCCAAAAATAAAATTAAGTAATACTGTATTTTTTATGATTAAAAGTTAAGCTGTACCATGCGGCACTTTATGCCGCATACAAAATTCTTTCATTTTATTATATCGAAACTTGTAATTTCTCCACCTTCCAGCAATTCTTTCTGAAAAGGGATTGGGTAGAGTTTTTAAGGCTCTAAATCCAATCCTGCCTTTGATGAGAAGACAATTTCTATTACCTACGGTACTAAAAAAGTCTAAGCCTTTTGTATTAGGAATCTGTCAGTGTGGTTGTAATGAAAACATATCAATAAAATGTGCTGCTAATTGGAACCGATTAAAACAGTTTAAACGTGGACATAATACATTGAAAGGTTCTAATAATATTTTTTGGAAAAGTGGAATAAAAATACAAAGTGGTTACCGTCTTATTTTAACTAATTATTCATTAACAAGAAGAAAATATATTTTTGAACATAGATTAATCTGGGAAGAATATCATAATGCAATACTGTTACCTTGGGGTATAATTCATCATAAAGACGGAAATAGACAAAATAATATCTGGTATAATCTGCAAGGCATGACAAGAAGAATACACATATTATTACATAAATCATAAAACTGTTTTAGTATAATCTGAAATTTCTCCTCCTGCTTTTAGTTCTGCTTGAATATCAGAATCTACTGCTGCAAGCTGCTTCTTTCTTAATTTCTTTTGCGTTCTGTTTTGAAGAGCGCTCCTGTCTATTTTCCTGCTTGTTCCAATCGGTTCAAATATGCCCTGAGCAAAATCAAACGGTGATTCTATCAATTCATATTCTGAATCTATTTGCAGTTCTCCTTCTCCTCTTGCTTCATATCTTGGAATTACTGTACCGCATTTACCACACTGCAACCAGTTATCAGCATCATGCGGAATTATGACAGGTTCATCAGGATGATCAGGATCAGGTAAATAGATTCTTTTTCCAAGTTTATTATGTATTCCTAATTGCTCGCAGTTAGCACACCATTTGATATTACTTCTACTTTCTTCATCAGTAGCAATATCTGTTACATCTAAAATCCCTATTCGAGACCGTCTTGTTATGCCTGGCACTTTTTCAAACAGGAATAACACCAGTATGTTATATATCCATTGTCGCATAATTTCCATCCTAATATTTCAAAATGTTTTTTACATGAATAACAATAATCATCTAATCGGTAGCCAATCCTTTTTACTTCATCCTGTTCTGCAACCTGTTTATAATATTCCTGCATCATTTTTTCAGGTGTCATAAATAATGTTCTCTGACATCTTCAGGATAATTTAATTTAATATTATGTTTTACCAGATGCCAGTATAAACCCATAGCATATCCTATTCTCTTACCGCAATGCTTACATTTCAAATAATCCCAACCCCAATCAATCGGAATCATAAATCAAATATACAATCTTTTAGGCTTCCATTTATAGTAATGACATAAACAACTACAATGAACTGTCCAGTAACAGTTATGACAGTTTAAAGTTAAGCATGCATCTGATTTAATTATAACATCGTTAAATGTCACTGCCGAACTTCACAGACCTTAAGGCCATCCTGACTGAATCGAGATCATCATCATTTGTTGTTTGATTTTTATCCAAGTACCATCTATCTGCTCTTGCGGTACGGAGCGCTATTATCAGTTTTTCATATTTAGTGGGAATTGCTAAATGTCCTGCTGCTATAAGCAGGTAGAGATTTTCAAGCATCTTTCCATGATCAGTTCTAAAATTAACAGGAATTATTTTGTTCTGTTGCGGCGATACATTTCTCTCTGATTCCCATGTCTGAGATTCATTAAACTTATACTTACAAGTGTTTACAAAACCCCTGTCTGCTCCATCAAGCATCCACCATAAATTTACATACTGATTTGAAAGTTCATGCATCCTGTTCGCTACTGTTTCAGGGGTTGATTTATCAAAACTTTCGTAATAGATAAGTCGGGCACATTGTTCTTCTTTCATTATTTCAAAAATATAAACAGGAGTTATCTTTGACCAGCCTGGATCAACACCACCGAAATGATATGTATATTGATTAATCGGAATCTCTTCCAAGGATTCCCCTAATTCAGTAGCGTATGTTACATCTCTCTCGGCAAATACGTTACCGATTCCACCTAAGAATGAACCTTGATAATACTGTGCATAAAGTGGACCGAGTTCTTTTTTCTGCTGCTCTAAGAATTCCCTGCTTATTACATTAGCTTCTATTGCATCTTCGTCTATAATTAAAAATACTTTGAAATTCGGATCATGTCCATCTTTATATTCTTCGTACCATTCGTAAAATTTACCGCTTGGTCCATTCGGAGGACCTTCTATCATCATTTGTCCATTAGTATTTGCAAGTCTGCCTTTTGCTGCTGCATAAACAGCAGCGTCATCTACAACAGGAGCGATCGCTGGATCAGATATGTGAACTCTGAAAGCATTCTTCCATGACCAAAGGGATTGCTGCCTGAAAGTCAGGCCGATTATTCTGCTCGGCCTGAAAGGATTATCGGGATTCTTAACGAATATCGTACTCATTTTAGTTTGTTCCTCTCGAAAGAACAACTCTTTAGAACTCGTGATTAAATATTTTCTATACTTTGGGGAATCTGCAACAGCACGTTTTAAAGTATAGATATGTTCATTTGCATGCTGTTGTGTTTGCGCTACTATCAGACAGTCCTTACCCCTGCCTACAGAAATGGTCTGTTGAAAATCATGCAGGAGTTCGGAAGTTGTAAATCCTGATTTCTGACATTTATCTACCAGAACAGTTTTAGCAGGACAATCCCAAGCTGTATATTGATAAGGTGCAAGTTCTTCTATGTATTCATTTGTTATCTGATGCCTTAACTTGCCAAAATCGTGATAAAACTCTCTTGCTTTTTCTGGAATATATTCGGGTTCAATATGGTACGGAACTCTAGTAGCAAACTCATCTTCGTCTGCTTTATCTTCAGACTGTAAGAGGCTTTGAATCGCTCTGAATACTGGTAGCATGTTCCTGTTTCTCCACTTTATCTAATTTTGCTTTTAATGCAGAAATAATTGGAGTGCCTAATCCCAATTCCGTTAGCAGTTTAATATTTTCTCTCATGTCATTTTTTAATTTAAGTACGTAATCACGATCTCTTAATACTGCTGTTGGATTATCTCTTGGCGGTACTGTTGGCCTGCTTATTTCAGTTATGAATTCTCTCAGACTATCGTTTTGAATTCTCATTGCATCTTCAATCTGCTTCTTATGATGAATAACGAAACCAATTCTTGTGAAATGATTAAGCCAAATCTGAACATTTTTATCGGAATTAACTTTAGCATGTCTGACCTTGTAAGCAGATAAAGAAATCGGTTTGAATCTTATTGCAATATACTGCATGCCTTCAGTCTGAGTTAAGCGATAAGTTACGCAATCAGCCATGAGTTCATCTAATAATTTTACTTCTGATTTTTTAAATCCCATTCTTCAAAAGCTCTCCCTTTATTCTGTCAGATATACTTTTAGCGCCTCTGCAATATGATAAATCATATTTGGCGGAACACTGTTCCCTAATCTAGTCCTTGCTTCTATTGTTGAAAGGAATTTATAATCGTCAGGAAAAGAGCAGAGTCTTTTAATTTCTGCTGTCGTGATTTTGCGGTGTTCAATTGGATGATATAACAAGTGTGCCTGGCCTGTTACTGTTGGAGAGGGCTTATCATAACTCAGTCTGATAGAATTCCATCCATTTCCTGTCGGATCTATGTCACAACTTGCCTGTCCTTCCTTCAACAAATAAAGCAGTTTAGATTTTACATGGTCAGGTTGTAAGCTTGCAGCTTTAAGTTCTTCTGCTGTATTTTCTAATCCTGCTACGGCCTGACGAAACGTTATTTGTGGAAATGTTTTTAAAAATTTCTTAATATCTCTTGAAATATTTGGAGCAATATCTTTTCTAATTCCAATAAAAAAAATTCTCTCTCTTGATTGCGGTACTTCAAAGTCTTTTGCATTTAACAGATATGCTTTAACATCATAATCTAATTCTCGCATTGTTTTTAAAATTCTGTTAAAGTATCCTTTTGCTTTTCCTATAATCAGTCCTTTAACATTTTCTGCTAGGAATATTTTCGGTTTAATTTCATTAACAAGTCTTATGAATTCAAAAAATAGATCTGTACTGATTTGTTTCTTATGATCGCCAACATGCTCATAACTTCTATTCCAGCTTTTATCTCTAAGTCCTGCCAGTGAAAAAGGTGTGCATGGCGGTGATCCGTCAAGTATGTCAAGCTGTCCGACTGCTAGACCTGTTTTATTTAATATGTCGTTACCTGTTAAATTCCTTATGTCTGCCTGTAATACAGGAACATCAGGTATATTCATTTGATATGTTTTAATTACATTAATCTCCCAATCGGTAGCAAGCAGAATATTAAATCCAGCTTTCTTATATCCCAGACATGAACCGCCACAGCCTGAAAATGTCGAAATTACATTTATCATTCATTATGTTACCAAGAATATCCACATTCTGGGCAGGTAGTTTTGGTATCCTGAAAATCTAATTCTTTATTACTGTCCAGGTTAAGCTGGTCTTTATGTCTTTCAATTATAAACTCTAAACTTTTCTCTGGTACTGCAATAAGTTCAGCTAATCCTTTTAATCTGTCACTTTCAAACAGCAGCAGAAGTTCGGAAGCATCCTTAAGTTTATCATGACTGCCTCTCAATTTGTTCATGACCTGACGCAATTCTCTACGGTCAATGTCAGAATCAAGCGGAATTATAAAGCATGGAATTTCTTTCAGTCCCCATTCTTTGTAAGTAGCTGCTCTATGTGCTCCATCTACAATTTCATTATTTTGATTTACAATTACTGGTACGAGATTACCAAACTTTTGAAAGGATTCTTTTAATCCGTTAATCTGCTGTTCTGTCATAACATTCGGGTTGCTTTCATCAAACTTTAAATCCTCTACAGGGATAGATTTAAGCTCATATTCTACTGGTTTTTTATGCAGTTTAATATCAGGATTTGCTACTTTTTGCATTATGGTTTTATTCCTGTAAATTTCTCATAACATATATTACAAATTTTTATGCCAAAATATTTCGTATAATTAAAAGTCCTCAGATCACAATTTGGACATCTGTATGATTTTATTTTTGTTACTTCTTGCATGTGCATTTCAACTTTTCTTTTTCTTCTTTCGTGAATAATCTAAGACGCCTTAATCCATGTTCTGCATATCCTTCATCTTCAACTCCTATTGCTGTATGCCTTGGACATTCGTCATCTCTGACTTCTCGAACTACATGCTCTTCAAATTCTGCAATATTTGTTGGTTCTTGAAATGTCATATTTTATTGTAAACCATTGAAGGATTTAATATTATCCAGTCCTTTATTTTCATCATATTTTATCGGTACGTTATACGGTTTAATCGGTCTTAATGTTTTAAGAAGATCTTTTACTGCAATACGGTAACCTTTCCAGTTTCCTTTGTTATCAAACTCTTCCTTGATTTCGTAGAGTTCATTAATGTCTTTAATCATTCTGCTTCCTGTTCTGCTACTACTTCTTCTTTTTCTTCTTCTGTTCCTTCTGTAACAAATGGATCAGGTATAAATTTATTATATTTTACACTAAATGCGTTTTTGAATCCTTCATTTCTGATTTTTAAATCTCTTACATCTTGTGATGGTTGCGCTGTTTCGCTCAGGTCAATTCCATATATATCAACTGCATCCTGAATGATACTTTCTTTAGTAACTCCTATTAACGGTGCTGAACAATTAATATAAGACAGGTCATTTAATTTCTGGAAGTAATCATGCTTTTTATTTGGAATTCCTTCAAGTGCTTCATTGTAATTAGCTGCGAAATGAATTACATTAACTCTATTTTTTTCTGCCCATTCTAGTATTGGTAACATTTTAGTTTCATCTCCATCGGAGTCATCAATATCAAAAGTCTGAATATCGTTTTTAATTTTCAGATCATCTAAGAATTTTAACATCTCAGTATTATCTCCATTTCCTAAAACTATTGGAAATATTTCTGCATCTTTTGGCAGAGTTTTAGCAAGTTGATAAAGCATAACTGTCGAATCAATCCCTCCCGTAAGGACTGCTCCATGATTAACCCTGCTTAATTCTTCCTCTGTAAGTTGTTCAGGCGGTTTAAAAGACTGGTCTATCGGTACTGGAGTTTCTAAATTTTCCTGCCATTCTGAACCTGATCCTTTGCTACTGGTAGCAGTTGTTTTCTTACTCTTTCTTGTCATACAGGTTGTTCATCTCCGTCTTGCATGTTATTAACTATCTCAAAAGTCGGTATTTTCTTATTAATTTCATGAATTGCTTCAACAACAGATTGAATATTGATAAAATATTCCTTTACTTTTGATTCAAGTTCAACGTGAATTTTACCTGCTGTCCTGATTCGGCTCATTAATTCCCTTGCAGAAAAATTCCATTCATCTTCTGAATTTAATTTAAGAATAACTGAAAGCTTATCTGTAATTTCTTCAATTGAGTTTTCAATTTCCTGTTGTTCGGCCATTTTCATTTCAAGATTCCTTCTGTAAATCAACGGACAGTGCAATTTTTCTTGCATAAATCCGTTTATCTGTTTCAGTAATTCTATGCTCTAAGGCTTCATAAATTCCTGGTAAATTATTTACAAGTATCTCTGCTTTGGTAATGATTGGAATTTTATTATCTCCACATTGTTCTCGAGTTAATCCCCTTAACTTTCCTTTAGTTCCACCGCATGTCGGACATCTCCATTTTGTAATTGAAAACCAGTCCCATTCCATTTCTGCATTACAATCAGGTCTTTCTCTGCCTGTTTCATCATCCCAACAGGCATCACAAATCATGGTCTCTATTTCGTCAAGTACGGCAGCTCCATGTTTTGATTGATGAAACATATATTTTATGCGTGATAACCATTGAGTTGTTATCAAACTGGCCTTTAAATTGGTAATGTCTCTAATTAAGAGACCAAACTCCTGCCAGCCAGTTGCCCAGTATCTTTGTTTTTCGGGTGGCCCTGGGAATTCATAAACGTAATCCTGATATTTTTTAAGTGCTGAATTTCTCAGCCATTCAATTGCCTGCCATTCGGTACTGAATTGTGGCCTTGACTTGGGAGTTTCTTTCGGTTCCCTATGTTCATGGCCTGACAACATTACGTTCCTGTTTGTTGCTTCAGTTTCCATTGACTTGATTAATTCTTTGAGAGTTACATACAGGGGATCCATGTCGGAAGTCTGCATGGTTTTAACCTGTTCTAATAAATCACGTTCATTTTGTGCAATTCCGATTAATTGATTTAATTCGCTCCGTTCTGCGGGGCATTCGTCTGGTTCCCTGTTATGTATCTTTGTTGGGTCTTTCCATCTTAAATAACAGTAATCAGGAACATGCGGAGCAATCTTCAAATGATTCCGAATAAAAATATCTGTTATAATATCAGAAATTTGATTTATGTCGTAAATTAAAATACCTTCCTTTACAAGGCTTGGATCATTTCGTTTGAACCGTTCTTCAATAATTTCTCCAAGTCTGGTAATTTTCTTTTCAAAACTTTCATGCTTATTTTTTAAAGAGGAAATAATATGAGTTTGCTCTATTTTTAGAGAAGAAATTATGTTATGGTCTTGCTGTTCCGCTACCTGCACTAGTATCTATTGAAAGTTATTGTGTGGTCTTTTTAACCATTACGGAATAATTTAGAAATATTTGCCGATAATATTATAATATGCAGCTAATTTTAAAATAAAGACCTGTTCAGTTTATGCTCAACTGTTACGATTGTATCATTATGAGGTCCACCATGAGGAACTAAAAGTATTCTTTCCATGTTAAAACCTCGAGTTTTTCCAATACCGTTAGAATTCCAGCCGAAAGAAATTACTTTTCCATAGCATATTCGTGCTATTTCATTCTTAATATCAGAATACCATTTTGACTGAGTTGTTTCCATCGTAACAGGATAACCAAATTTTTTATAACATTCTGATACCTGCCTAACTGAATAAGGCGGATCAAATAATATCCCAAAAACAGAAGCATCCTTATACTGTTTTAAGAATTTTATTGCATCTTTATTAAAATCTGCCTTAATTTCGGGATTAATATCATTCGTAATTGTTGCAAGTTTACTCATGCCGCAAAATGGATCTATCCATAAATCCGTAGCAGATATTTCTTCTTTTAATAATTTAGCAATTGGTTTTATACGAAATGTCCATTTATCAGGCATTGCCCAAATTCTTTCAATTCTCAATATTCATATTCTGATTTTAGATTGATTATGATAAGTATCGAATGCAAATTTGATATGATGATTAATTACTTCTTTATGTATATTTTGAAAAGGACAGAGAGGGCATTTATAAAGTCTGACAAACTCGCCACCGACCCATAGATGCGTTATTCCTAAAAGAACGCCTTTCGGTGGTACAGGCCATGGATTTTTCTCCTGTTCATCCTGCATAAGAAGATCCTCCTTTTCCCTTTGACTTATGACTTCTTGTTTTTAGCTTTACCCTGCAACAGGGGCAGTAGATAAATTCAACAGGCATATACACGCAACAAATTGAACAGCTTTTTCTATTCTTATAGCCTTTATGTCCACCCTGATCCTTAGTCTGATACCTGCCACAAATATCTCTACATCCCACTGAACATGAACACCATTGCCCTGTGAATTAATCTGCTCTTTTTTTCAGGTCTTTCATGAGTTTTATAATATTCTTTAACATGACAATTATGACATATCGGTTTATTTTTATCATGATTTTGAAAATGCCAATAAATATAATTTTGTTTTACCGAAAAACAAGTCTTAGAAGTTCCGCATAAAACACATTTTCTTTTACTAGATATATTTTTCCGAAATTCTTCTCTATGTAATCTTGGATGCGATTTATCAGTCAGTAATTCTAAATTACTTTTTCGGTTATCTTGTTTATTAGAATTTTTATGATGAACATGTTCTTGTCTTAATAAAGGTCTTCCTAAATACTGAGACATTAAAAATCGGTGTTTTCTTTCATATTCGCCATTAACATATATCTGGATATATCCCTCATTATCTATGAATTCATGACCTTTACATGGCAAGTCTTTTCTAAGATAAGATTAAACTGCTACTAGTTGCTTTTCAGGAACTTTAAAGATTTTTAATTTATTTCCTGTACTTGCTTTTATCGGTTTGACCTGATTTAGATTATTTTTTATCGTATCATCCCACATTGTTCTGAGTAATTTCTTTATGTTGCCGTCTTTCTTGGTTTCTTCCGTAACAGTCAGATATACAGGCTTATCTTTTGCTCCTTTAATATCAACAAGTACTGAATTTGGATTTTGTTCTACCAGTTTAATCAGTTCTTCCCTGTCTATTTTCTGTTCTTTGCCCCTGTTTTCAAGAACATATCCAGTTGTTTTTATGCCGTCCACAATTCTTTTTTTCACCAAGTATGGAGACTTGTTTGCTTTTGCTACCATTCTTCCTGTTATTTATGGAGATAACATAAAAGTTTTAATTTGCAGTTGGTGTTTTACTTGAAGCATAAGCATACTTATGCCATCTTGCGCAGCTACCGCAAATAAATTCCAAGCTATATGATGTTCTATCACTCAGGTTTTTTATTTCAAAAAGAAATTTACCGCATCGGTCACAGTAATATTGAACTGTTGAAACAGTTATTTCTGTCATTCTCGGAATCCCTTACAGCGACAGCTCTCACAATTACCTGACAGATAATGGTAGCAGATACAATGCCCGCAATCTGCGCAATGTTCATGGGTCATTTCAGAAGTTTCCTTTTTTTATTCCTCATTTGTTCATAATCAATCTGAGCATCACATTTCAATCCTAATCTACAACCAATACAATGAATCATTTTGGTATAAGTTTCCTTAACTCGTCTATTCTTGTTTGATGCAGTTCTTTAGACCATGCAACACCGTCTTTAGTTACAAGGTCGGATGTGCCTGCAACTATAGCCTTTTCAAGATAAGCGATTCTATCCCTGATTCGCTGCTCTAGTGGTTTATTCCCCAATAACATTCTAGCCAATATTAACAATGCTTTATACTCGTGTTCCTTTTCAAAGTGACGTGCTATGTTAATCTCGTTATCTGATTCCCAACTTGTGCAGAAAGGACAGGACAGAGGTATCATTTTCTCTTTATCCATCTGAACAAATCCTGCTTATATTTCTAAGATAGCTTAATGTCCAATTTTCTGAATAAGTTATCTGATTACAATCAATAATAGTAGTTATGCTACCAGTAGCATTAACGAGATAAACCATGCCTGCAACTATCAGGACTGCTCCGATTATTATCAATATTTCCATCTTAGAAATCCTCAAATTCATTCCTGTCGAAATCTTTTTCATTCTCAATGTCATCATTTTCTTCCTCAATATCGTCATCGTGTCCAATTCCTGAATCCTCTAAAGGGATTTCTTCTTCCTGAATTATATTATCATGGTACGGCATAAAATCCTGTCCTCTTTTCGTATATCTGACCATTCTGCATTGCTTTTTTAATGTAAAGTTTAGCTTCATCTACTGAAAATCCGCTACCATGAAGATTATTTATTAAGTCTTCTTGCAGTATATCCTGCTTGATTTCATTCTTAGGATATTTTAACATTGTATTTACTGTTTGCATAAACGTTTTTAATTTAAAAATTTCATGATGAATATGAGGTAATTCTTCTAATAATGGATATTTATTTTCATGTCTTTTTAAAAGTTCATCTGTAATTGCTGCCATCATTTCTAAAAGAACTGTCATAGAACTATCTTTTAACATCATACGATAATATTCAAGCCTGTCTGCTTCTATCATTTTGTTAATCTTACCTGTTTATCTAAACTGATAGCATGTTGCCTGATAATATTTG